TTAGGAATCGTCACAGTACCTGTAAACGTAGGTGACTGTAAATCTGCTTTCGTTGCAACAGCAGTTACAATGTTGTCAAACTCTGTGTTAAACTCAGTGCCTTGAATAATTTTGCCAGCATCTCCAGAAGGCAAACTATCTTTAGCAGCAAAGTTAGTTGTCTTTGTGTAATTGCTCATAATGTTTTACCCATAAGTGCTAATACGTTAATTTCTTGGAGAGATAAAGCAAAACCATTTATTTCTGACTCAAGACCGATAGTAATTACCGAACCACCACCTGTAGTATTTACAGAAGGTCTTGTCGTTGTTTGTCCTCCAGTAAACTCAGCAACTGTATACTCTGAAGCTGCTTCGTTAAAATAGTAAGGAGTCTGATTTCCTACTGTAAACTCCTGTGTACTAAATGTTGTACCAAAGTCATACGCCCATTTTACGAACACTGTAGCACTGTTAGCACCAACTAGTGTAGGTCTAAGTTTTTTTAGTATCTTAGTTTTAGACGGATCACCAAAAGTCAAGCCGGGGCTGTAGTACCTAAAACGGTAACTAGCAGTCTTAATTGTACCTGAGTCATTGTATTCATCAGCGTACCCAGCGTACTCGCCTATGCCATCGTCAGTACCTACTAACAGCGTACCGTCGTTCTTTCTTTCGTAGGACTTAAAAGGAGCAGAGGTCCAACGAGTAACCCTATAAGCGTTGTTTTCTAGTCTACCCTTGAGATCAAAGCAATACGTCGTGTTTTGCTCTGGGAACGTAATCAAGTAAAACGAGTTCTCAGGGCTGTACACAGACGCAGTAGGAGCAGTCCGTGTTTCAACCAAAGCAATAATTTCAGTTTTCACGTTCAGGCTTAGGTCAGACAGAGGCAGTGACTTCTCTTGAATCGTTCTGCCAAAGCTGCGTAGCCCTGAGTTAGACATAAACAACACATCTGTACCTGTGTGCTGTACAGAGTTTCTACAGATGCACCCAACGCCAGCAACGGTGTCAACCAGAGCCATACTAGCTGGGCTAAACGCATTACCGTATACAAGGATGCTGTGCTTACCTAAAATAATTAAGCTGTTATTATGGGCAACCAGTGCCCGTACCTCGTCGTAACCGTCAGGCCACGCTTTAGATACATCTATAGAACCACTGGAGCCACCAGTGAAGTCTGTGCCTATCAGTAGATCAGACCAGTAAATCGTTTGGGTGTCTGCAGCGTTGTCTACGATCCACAGTCTACCGTAAGCTGCTAGAGCTTCGTGGCAGTAAAAATTAGTGTTAGTGCTAGATCCAGTAGCAGTACCAAATGTCCTAAGTCCTGTAGCATTGTCGTACACCAGAGGCTCGTGTCCACGCTGGAAAAAGTAAGCCTTGTCGTTAAAGTTTACAATCTTCCAGTTGTCCGCTGTAATCGTGTACGAACCCGGAGTAATGTCTGTCAGGGTGTCATCAGGATTAGTGGTCTGCGTAGTCTTAAATATCTTGTTGTTGCCTGTAACAAATACTTCTTCGTTACCAGCATCATCGTAAAAGTGGTGTACTTTGACAGCGTAATCAGACCCAAGAGGTGTTGATACAGCAGTCAACAAGTCTACACCCTTACGTGCAGCAATGCGCCCACGCTTGTCAATCACAGCGTTATCTGCTATGTCAGCATAAGAAAAATCCTGACCAATAGGAGAGTCTTCTGTGTTGACTCCCTTGAATCCCGGAGCAACTAAGTTGATACTTTGTAGTGGCTGTGCCATGCACTAATCTCCTACGGGGTGTACCAGATGACTTCTTCAGGGTGCTTCTGTGCATCCAGAGCAATCGCATCAGACAAATACTTGTCAGCAATACCAAAGTACTCAGGTGCTGATGTACCGCCTGTCTCGCCACGCTCACGCGCCAGAAGAGCTACTGCCATGTGGATCACAGGCTGACTGGGAATCAGCAGTGTGTCCGTGTCAGCACTCAAATCATCGTTACGCAGAATACAGTTAAACCGTAGGTTGTACACACCGTCAGGCTTTGGATAAATGTCGATCTGCGTGTCACCAGCTGAATCCACGCCGTTGTACGTGTAGTACTCAGGTGCGCCTGATACTGGGTCTTGGTTCAGATACTTGTTGTTGAACCAGTGCTGCGTGTTGTACTGCATAAAGATGTTAGACGTATCATTGATTACGTCCAGTGCCTTGATCTTATTCTGTGACCCTGTGAGTACATAGTTAAATATGTCAGCAGTAGTAGTGATAGTCAACGTAGTACGTAACGCTGACCAGTCCCATGCAGACTCAACTAGTTTCTTTGCGTCGTTAACAAAGTCTCCAGCCATCTTGCTGTAAGTATTAGCCGTAACGCTAGATACTTCATCTTCACGCAAACGTCTAAGGACATTGTTTACTAAATTTAAATATGTCATACTTTAGTGTCTCCGCCGCCAGTAAAGATACCGGCCAAGAAATCTGTAATAGGAAACTCTTGTCGAGTTTGTTGCTGAGGATCTGCAGTTATAGCAAAGGTATAGGGCTGAAACATTCCGCCACCGCCGCCACCGCCACTGGGGACTGTAGGCGTTTCAGTTTCTTCATCATCGTCATCAGGCGGTGTTACCGGAGGTTCTGCGTCTTTAATACACTGATCGAAACCTTCAGGATCTGGCGAATATCCTGGCTTACACGCGCCACAAGACCCGTCTTCGTTTGTGACTCTGTTTTGTTGGTCACACGGAGTAACCGCAGGTTCGTCATCGTCATCGGGTTCCGTGTCAACTACAGCAACATCATCATCTTCTTCTTCTGTGTCAACTACAGCAACATCATCTTCTTCTTCTGTGTCAGTGGCAGCAAAACAAGCATCGTAATTATCCTTAAAAGAACCATCAGGACACTTGACTTTACCACAAGCTGCATAGTTTGCTTCTGTTATAGTAGAGCAATCTGGGTCGCTTACACCGTCTTCAGGGCCTGCTAAACAAAGACTGTCATACTCGTTGCTGTATTTGTTGTAAGCTAAGTTTTTAGCGTAGTCAAAGCTCGGAGTGTAACTAATTTTTGGTTGTTCACAGTCAACAATAAATCCGTAGTTTTCTTCTTCACTACTATCGTCTACACCGTCGTCTACAACCGGCTCATCTTCCGCACAGTACTTGTCCCAGTTAATCTGCGCGTAACCGTACTCTTCAGGCCTCGGTTGACTACACATCTGGTCAATGGAGCTGACCTGACCACACGGGCTTCCGTCTGTGGGTGCAGCGGTTCCGTCAGTACATTGATCTGAACAAGACCCGTCTGGGTTTTTTAGTCTTTTAGGGTCAGTACATTCGACAACAGGTTGCTCTTGACACGCCTCCATATATGCACTAGCATACTGTTGGTGTGCGTAGTTTTTATCAAACATGAAGCTAGGAGTGTAACCAATCATAGGCTGGCTACAATCAACTACAAAGCCGAAACCAAAGTCTTCCCCTTCTCCTTCTGCGGGACCTTCAGGATCGTCCGTAACTTCTGGGCAACGCCCTGTTTGTGGATCAATCTCTCCACTTTTACATTTGTCTGAACATGAACCGTTAGGATTCTTAAGCCTGTTAGGGTCAGTACACTCTTCAATAGCAGGAGCAACGCAATCGCCACTAACGGGGTCAACTTCGTAATCACCGTTTATACACTTGTCTGTGCAAGTCCCTGTCGCTTCGTCGTAAATTCTACCTGAGTCTTTACACTCTTGTTCTTCTGCCGTTAACTCAGGCTCAAAATCTGTAGGATCTTCACAGAAGCCAGTAGTAGGATTAACTTCAAAAGGAACACCATCAGCAGTTGTTTCAACACAGTTGCCGCAGTCTGCTGCTGATTTAGCGCCTACTACCTGTTCTCTACCAGCTTTTGCACAGTCGTAATCAGCGCCAGCTATAGGTAAACCAACGGTTCCGTTATCGTCAATATCAATGTCAAACAGGTCTTCTAGTGCGCCTATGATTTCTTCGCCGTACTGACCGCCAATAATAATCGCTCGCATCCACGGAGGAAGTCCGGGTTGCGTTGGGTCAGCGCTACCGAATACACCTTCTATGTAGTCTTTGATTTCTCCAGCACACTCAGCTGGGTTAGTGACACAGTCTTTAGCCTCTAGAATCTTGTTAACAGCTTCAGTAACTTTTGCCTCAGTAGCTGTAGCAACCTCTTTAGCACCGTCTTGTATGCCTTTGGTAATTATGCCTGCAATGTCACGCTCTTCAAGACACACGCTGGGTAGTTTATCGTCGTTAATGCCGGTGTCTGGATTAGTACCAACGACCCCATCTTCACCAGCCATACACTCGTTTAGTTGATCTCTAGCTGCATCCTTAAACGGACCAGAAACCGCGTCCCAGATTTCTCCTAGTGTTGGAAGTGACATTATCGAGGGCCAAGGCAACCACTTAGGTAAACCCGGAATTTCAAGTCCCTTAAAGATTATTTGTACGTGTCTACCAAAGTCGTCCCAAAGATCGTTAATGCTTTTTGGGTCAACACAGTTTGTTGTAACAGTAGACGAGCAGATATCAACCTTAGCGCCTATGTCGCTGTCCCCTAGAATCATTCGATCTAAGACTTGTTCGGGGTTAAACAGACTGAAAGAATCTATGTAAGGGTTATCAGGATAACCTGCGTTTTCGTACTTGTAAAACAACTCACCAAGTTCTTTTGGATCTTTGTTAAAAGTTTCTTCAAACCTATTCAAAAATCCTTGGTGTTGTGTAGCCGCCGCTGCTTCAACCGCTGAAGTTATAGATGCATTACTATAGGGGTATCCGCTTTCTCTGATGTTGGTTTCGTATTCCTCAAGAGTCATGTCACCATCAGCAACACCTTTTAACAGACTCTTGAAATACCGTAGCATCTCTGCTTCAGCTAAGTCTTGAGCATCGCTTCTCTCGGGGTACTGAGCGCTTTGGCTAAACAGGTCTTGCAGAGTTCGCCACCATGCGTAACCGCCCATAGCGTTTATATCAACAAAACAGCCCTGAGCATCGCATTTAATAGCTATCCCATAATCTTCTGTAGCCATCAGTCTTTCTTCCCTTTCAGCGCAAGCAACTTATCAGCACCACGGATGCCAAACGATGCAGACACAGCCATAAACAACAGGTACTGATACCAGTCTGGGAGCATATTCAGTTCGCCAAAGGCAATGCCAATGCGATCCAGTATCTCTACGTCG